GGTAACGCCGGACCGCTCGCTTTCTGTAGCGTCCATGAGACAAACGGGTTTGACGCCCAGCGATGGCAGAATGGCTCTGCCGGGCTAGGGGGCACCCGAACCGCAGCAGTCCACTGCCTGCCCGGCGCCGCCACTGGACGCATCGACTGGACCCCGATGAGCCTGAAAACCTGCCGCAAGTGCGGCCAAGCCAAGCCGCGCGACGCGGAGAACTTCAGGACCGAGAGGCGCAAGCGTGATGACGGTTCGGATTTCACCCTCATCACGAGCCCCTGCCGCAAGTGCATGCTGGGCCAGCGACGCCAGTATCGGCAGGACAACCTCGCGGACCTGCGCGATGGGGTCCGTCGCGCTGTAGCGGCCTCGCGGGCAGCGAAAGGCCGACCGAGCCGGGCCGACGAGTACCGCCGCAAAGCCGACAAAGCGGCCCAAGCCGCCGGGTTTGCGTGCGCGGAGGCGCGCAGGGCCGTACTCGAGCGAAAGGCGGCCTTAAACCGCCTGCTGGAGGCCCTAAAGCTGGCCCTGCGCCGCAAGCGTGTGGCCGAGGGTGTCTGCTGGCTCTGGGATAATCCAACGCTTGGCTCGGGAGAGTCCTGGAAGCTGCGCTACGCCATTGACCCCGAGTTCCGCGGCCGTCAGCTGGTCAGGTTCAAGTCCCGCAAGGCCCACATCGAGCGCGCCACGCCGCCCTGGGTCGACCGCAAGGCGCTGGCCGCGGTCTACGCCGGGCGGCCAGCCGGTCATCACGTGGACCACTTCGTGCCGCTTAAGGGCCGAACCTCCGATGGCGCCCACGTGTCCGGCCTGCATGTGCCTTGGAACCTCCGGTACCTGCCGGGCGACGAGAACATCGGGCGCAGCAACCGCATGACGGCCAAGGAGACCGCGCAAGCCGAGGCGGCAAGTAGTTCGCAGGTTTGCACACCGTTCGCACTAGGGCAGAATCCGCGACCATGAACCTCGCCTCACGCATCGAACTGTGGCCGCTGGAGCGGCTTGTCCCCTACGCTCGCAACGCGCGCACGCACAGCCCGGAGCAGGTCGCCAAGATTGCGGCAAGCATGTCGGAGTTTGGCTTCACGAATCCCATCCTGGTGGAGGAGAGCACCGGCGAGATCATCGCGGGGCACGGGCGGCTTGCGGCCGCGATGAAGCTGGGCCTCAAGAAGGCGCCAGTAATCCCGCTGTCGCACCTGAGCGACGCCCAGCGACGGGCCTACGTGCTGGCCGACAACAAGCTGGCCGAGCTGGCCGGCTGGGACCACGCTCTGCTGGCCGAGGAAATGCGGGCCCTGGACGTCGAGGGGTTCGACCTCGACCTGATTGGCTTCAGCGACGACGAGCTGGCCGGCTTGCTGGCCGGGCCCGAGGACGCCGCGCCACCGCCGGGCAACGAGCATGACGTGCCGGCGGTACGGCCTCGCTACACGTCCAGGCGTGGCGACGTCTGGCTGATGGGCCCGCACCGGCTTATCTGCGGCGACAGCACCGTGCTCGCCGATGTCGAGAAGGTGGCCACGCCGGGTGAGGTTGAGTGCATGTGGACAGATCCACCTTACAACGTGGCCTACGAGGGGTCCGCCGGGGCCATCCAAAACGATGACATGGAGGACGGCGAGTTCAGGGACTTCCTGCGCGACGCGTTCATGTGCGCCTTCACAGTGATGAAGCCTGGAGGCGCGGCTTATGTGGCGCATGCTGATGGCCGACCCGGGGAGGCCTTTCGATCAGCGTTCAGAGAAGCCGGTTTTAAGCTGTCAGGATGCGTCATCTGGCGCAAGAACATGTTCACGCTTAGCCGGTCGGACTACCAATGGCAGCACGAGCCCATCCTCTACGGCTGGAAAGAGGGGGCGGCGCACCGCTGGTATGGCGACCGGAACAAGACCACCATCATCGATTTCGGCGGCGGCTTGTTCCAGCAGGTCGGCGAACGGACCTGGCAGATCCGGCTCGGCGACCACACGCTGCTGGTCGAGGGCGACGACCTGACGGTGCGCGAGGCTCGCTCCAGCGTAGTGCTGGAGGAGAAGCCAAAGCGGAACGCCGAGCACCCGACGATGAAGCCGGTGGCGCTGATTGAGCGTTTCCTGGTGAACAGCACCAAGGCAGGAGACGTCGTGCTGGACCTGTTCGGCGGCTCGGGATCCACGCTGATTGCCTGCGAGAAGACCGGCCGCGCCGCGCGCCTGGTAGAGCTCGATGAGCGGTTCTGTGACGTCATCGTGCGCCGCTGGCAGGACTACACCGGCAAGAGCGCGACTCTGCAGTCAAGCGGGCAGAGCTTCGATGAAGTGGCTACCGGCCGCGCCGCCAACGACAACGCCGAGGCCGCAGCCGACGCGGCATGAGCGAGCAGATCGCCATCCGCGAGGCTGCGCGGCGCTTGGGCGTCAGCGACACCGCCATCCGCAAGGCCATCGCCGCCAAGCGCGTGACGGTGGCGGGCCAGACCACCCAAGGCTGGCCGCTGCTGGAGTGGCCGCGGGCCCGCGACGAGTGGCTGCGCAACAGCGACGTGAGCAAGCGCAGCCATGTCGGGCCGCAGGGCAGCGAACGCCGCGAGCGCTACACCGGGGGCGCTGCCCCCGAGGTGGTGCTGCCGCCCAGCAGCAGGATGGACGAGCAGCCGGCGGCGGCCGGTGGCGTTGAACCGTTCAACACCCCAGCCCAGGCGCCGGCAGAAGGCGCCGCACGCGGCCCGGCCTACGCGCAGTCGCGCGCCGTGCGCGAGGCCTACATGGCCCGGCTGGCGAAACTCGAGTTCGAAGAGCGCAGCGGCAAGCTGGTCAGCGTGGACGATGTGAAGGCTGCCCGCTTCAAGGAAATCACGGCGGCCAAGACCAAGATCATGGGCATCCCGGCGAGCTGCAAGTCGCGCATCGCCGACCTGCCGCTGCAGGTGGTAGCCACCATCGAGGCCATCTGCCGCGAGGCGCTGGAGGACCTGGCCAATGGCGTCAGCTGACCTGATCGAGCGCGAGGTGCGCGAGGCCTGGCGGCCGCCGCGGCGCATGACGCTGAGCGAGTGGGCCGACGCGCACGCCTACCTGTCGGCCGAGAGCGCGGCGCAGGAGGGCCGCTGGCGCACGCTGCCGTATCAGCGTGGCCTGATGGACGCCATGACCGACCCGACCATCGAGATGGTGGTGTTCCAGAAGTCGGCGCGCGTGGGCTACACCAAGTGCCTGAACAACCTGATCGGCTACCACATCCACCAGGACCCGTGCCCGATCATGGTGGTGCAACCCACCGAGAGCGATGCCGAGGGCTACAGCAAGGAAGAGATCGCGCCCATGCTGCGCGACACTCCTGTGCTGCAGGGTGTGGTGGCCGACGCCAAGTCGCGCGACAGCGGCAACACGGTGCTGGACAAGCGCTTCCCGGGTGGCGGTCTGTCTCTGGTCGGGGCGAACAGCCCGCGGGGCTTCCGCCGCGTCAGCCGGCGCGTAGTGCTGTTCGACGAGGTGGACGGCTACCCGCTGTCCGCCGGCGCCGAGGGCGATCCGATCAAGCTGGGCATCAGGCGCAGCGAGTACTACTGGAACCGCAAGATCGTGGCCGGCAGCACGCCGACTGTGAAGGACATCAGCCGCATTGAGTCGCTGTTCGCGGAGACCGACCAGCGCCGCTACTTCGTGCCCTGCCCGCACTGCGGCGAGGAGCAGTTCCTGGTGTGGGGCGCCAAGGTCGAGCACGGCATCAAGTGGCCGAGCGGCCGGCCGCAGGAGGCCGTCTACATCTGCCAGCACTGCGGCGCCGCCATCAGGCACTCGCAGAAGTACGACATGATCGAGGCCGGCGCTTGGCAGCCGACCGCGCAGGCCAGACGGCAGGGCCTGGCGGGCTTCCACCTGTGGGCGGCCTACAGCTACAGCCCGAACGCGACCTGGGGCCAGCTGGCGCAGGAGTGGGTCGACGCCCAAGGCCGGCCCGAGCTGCTGAAGACGTTCGTCAACACGGTGCTCGGCGAGACCTGGGAGGAGAACTACACCGCCCGGCTGGACGCTCACGACCTGGCGCAGCGCGCCGAGAGCTACGAGCTGCTGCACGCGCCGCTGGGCGTGCTGGTGGCCACGTGCGGCATCGACGTGCAGCCCAACCGCGTCGAGATCCAGACGGTGGGCTGGGGCGAGGGAGAGGAGGCCTGGGTGCTGAACTACGCCGTGGTGTGGGGCGACCCCACGCGGTTCGAGTTGTGGGGCCAGGTCTGGGACGTCATCCGCACGCCGGTGCGGCACGCCAGCGGCGTGATGCTGCAGCCCTACACGGCGCTGGTCGACTCGGGCGACGGCAACCTGACGAACGAGGTCTACACGTTCGCGCGTGAGCATCGCGACCAGCACGTGCTCGCCATCAAGGGCTTCGGCGGCACCAGGCCGCCGATCGGCCTGCCGTCGAAGCAGGACATCAACATCCGCGGCCAGAAGATCGAGAAGGGCGCGGTGCTGTACCCGGTCGGCGTCGACGCCATCAAGTCGACCATCTACGGCCGGCTGAAGCGGGCCGAGAAGGAGGGCCCGGGCGTCGTGCACTTCCCGCTGGGCCTGCACGAGGACTACTTCAAGCAGCTCACCGCCGAGAAGCAGGCGACCAAGTTCATCAACGGCATGCCCCGCCGGTACTGGGTGAAGCAGGACGGCGACCGCAACGAGGCGCTGGACACGTTCGTCTATGCCTACGCTGGCCTGCACTACGCCTACACCCGGCACAACCGCGCGACGTTCTGGCGGCAGATGCGGGCCAGCCTGGAGCAAAAGGCTTCCGGACTGGCGACGCAGCTGGCCGCGGTGGCAGAATCCGATGCTGACGCGCCGCCCGAGGCGCTGCCGGTGGTCGTGCAGCACGGCGCCGGCAAGATCTCCCTGGATGGTTTCAGGAGGCACGCCCGATGAAGCAGGACGACTTGCACCGCATCATGGACGTCATCGCGCGCGTCGCGCCGATCGGCGAGGCGCGTGCCGTGGCCGAGCGCCAGCTGCGCGCCGAGCTGGGCGGCCAGCGCCTGCGCATCGACGCCCGGCCGCCGCTGGATATGGGCCTGGTGGACACGCGCCTGCGCGAGCGCATCCCGGTGCGCGAGATCGCCCGCGAGCTCGGCGTGCACCGCGCCACCCTCTACAAGCACCTACAGCCAAAGTCGCGGCGCGCCTGATCGCTGCGACATCGGCCCGGCCTAGAATCGGCCGCCACACTGGACGCCCGAATGGCCGGACTTACCCTCGCCCAAGCACAAGCACAGCTTGACGCCTACCTGGCGGCAGAGACTGCCGTCCTGGGCGGCCAAGAGTACGAGATCGGCGGCCGTCGCCTGCGCCGCGCCGACCTGCGCAGCATCCAGCAGGGCATCACTCTCTGGAACCAGCGCGTGCAAGAGCTGTCGGCACGCGGTAGCGGCCGAGGCCGCAGCATCACCCCGACGCCGAACTTCTGATGCCCAAGCCGACGCCCCCGAAGCCGAACCTGCTGGAACGCGCCATCGCGTCCGTGGCCCCTGGCTGGGCGCTGAAGCGTCACCAAGCTCGCGGCATGATGGCCCTGTCGGGCGGCTACGTGGGCGCCGGCTACGCCGAGCGCTTCTCGGGCTGGATGCCAGGCCAGGGCGACGCCGACGCCGACACCGTGCTGTCGCTGCCCGAGCTGCGGGGCCGCAGCCGCGACCTGGTGCGTAACTCGCCCATCGCAGCCGGCGCCATCGAGACCCAGGTGTCGCACGTGGTCGGCACCGGCCTGACGCTGCAGTCGCGCATCGATCACGAGGCCCTGGGCATGTCGGCCGAGCAGGCCAGCGAGCGGCAGAAGATCATCGAGCGCGAGTTCAAGCTGTGGTGCGAGTCGAAGTTCTGCGACGCCACCGCGCAGCAGAACTTCTACGAGCTGCAGGACCTGACGTTCCGGTCGTTCCTGGAGTCCGGCGACACGTTCCCCGTCCTGGCCGGCGTCACGCGCCCCGGCTGGCCGTACCGCCTGGCGCTGCAGATCATCGAAGCCGACCGCGTGCGCAACACCGACGACAAGGGCGACACCGAGTCGATGGTGCAGGGCATCGAGAAGAACGCGGCCGGCGAGCCGGTGGCCGTGCACATCTGCAACCGGCACCCGGGCCGCTGGGTCGGCCAGGTGACCCCGAAGTGGACGCGCGTGACCATCCGCGGGGCGAGCAGCGGCCGGCTGAACGTCATCCACCTGATGCGCAAGACGCGGCCAGGCCAGACGCGCGGCATCCCCGCACTGGCGCCGATCATCGCTCTGCTGAAGCAGATGGACCGCTTCGCCAACGCCGAGGTGGACGCGGCCGTCAACAGCGCGACCATGGCGCTGTTCGTGCGCATGGAGACCGAGGCCTTCCAAGACCTGTTCAAGGACGAGGCCCAGCAGAAGCTGATCAGCCAGGCGCAGGAGTGGGACGGCCACGTCAACAGCGGCAAGGCCGTGCAGCTGCTGCCCGGCGAGGAGATCCAGTCGCCCACGCCGGGACGCCCGAACCCCGAGTTCGACCCGTTCTTCACGGCCTGCCTGAAGCAGATCGGCATCGGCTTGAACGTGCCTTACGAGGTGCTGGCAAAGCACTTCAGCAGCAGCTACTCGGCCGCGCGCGCCGCCCTGCTGGACGCCTGGCGCACGTTCAAGATCCGCCGCACCTGGCTGGCCGACAACTTCTGCCAGCCGGTCTATGAGGAGTGGTTCGCCGAGGCCGTCACGCTGGGCCGCGTCGAGGCCCCGGGCTTCTTCGCTGACCCGGCCATCCGCAAGGCCTGGTGCGGTTCGAAGTGGAGCGGCGACGGCCCCGGCGCGATCGACCCCGAGAAGGAGGCGAACGCGGCCGAGAAGCGCATGGCAATCGGCCTGTCGTCGCTGCCCGAGGAGAAGATCGCCTATGACGGCGGCGACTGGGAGACCAGCCACGCCATGCAGAAGGTGGTGAAGGAGCGACGCATCGCGGACGGCCTGGAGCAGGACCCAGCCGCCGCGGCAGCCCCCGCTGCTGGTCGCCCAGGCGCACCCCCGCCGGCTCCGCGGCCGGCTCCCTGAAAGTCGCGGCCAGCACCGCCCCTGCGACAAGGCCGCCGCCTAGAATCCCGCCGTCATGACGTTGATCGACCTACTCCGCAGTGCCTGGGCCATCATGCCCGACCGCCTGGACGAGATTCAGGCGATCTACGCTGCGCACTTCCGCGGCGAGAAGATCGACATCGACGCCATCGAGGCCCGCCTGGGCCGGCCTCTGGCGAACGAGCAGCAGGAATACGCGATGCGCGACGGCGGCGTCGCGGTGCTGCCCATCGAGGGCGTCATCGCGGCGAAGGCCAACCTGTTCACGCGCATCAGCGGCGGCGCCTCGGCGCAGATGCTGACCCAGCAGGTGCAGAGCATGCGGGCCGACACCCGCGTGCGTTCGGCCATCATCGCCCTGGATACGCCAGGCGGCAGCGTCTTCGGCCTGCCCGAGCTGGCCGGCGAGATCCGGGCCCTGGCGGCCGAGAAGCCTGTCGTGGCGGTGTCGACCGGCATGATGGCCTCTGCTGGCTACTGGATCGGCAGCGCGGCCAACGCCGTCTTCGCCAGCGGCGCCACGGACTTGGTGGGCAGCATCGGTGTCGTGATGCGCCACACCTACGACCCGCGCGCCAAGGACACCACCGAGATCGTGGCCGGCCGCTACAAGCGCATCGCCACCGACGCGAAGCCGCTGTCGAAAGAGGGCGCCGCGTACCTGCAGCAGCAGGTCGACGCCATCTACGAGGCCTTCGTCGAGACCGTGGCTGAGAACCGCCGCGTCAGCGTCGACCAGGTGCTGGAGCACATGGCCGATGGCCGCGTGTTCGTCGGCAAGCAGGCCAAGGCCGCCGGCCTGATCGACGGCTTCGCCACGGTCGACGACCTGGCCGACCGCCTGGCGACCGACCCTGACAAGTTCGCTCAGCGCCGCCGCGCGATGATCGCTGGCGCTGACCTGGGCGCCGAGCCCGCCATTCACAGCGAGGCGCCCGGTGCGGTGCCAGCTGCCACCGCAGACGAGCCGGTGCCGCCCGTCGCAACCGCAACCACCCCGAGTGAGGTTCACATGACCCCGCAAGAAGCTGCCGCGAAGTTCGCGGCCGAGAACCCCGAAGCGGCGGCCGTGCTGCGCGGCGAAGGCGCCAGC